TTTGTAGAACCACTTAAGTCTATCTTGGATGCGATTGGGTGGAATGTTGAGAAAACTGTAAACCTTGAACTATTTTTTGGATAATGGATTTTTTAAAAGATATTGTAAAAGAGATTGGTGATGACTATACCAAACTCGCAGCAGATATTGATGAGACCGAAACTTATGTGGACACAGGTTCGTACATTTTTAATGCACTGGTCTCAGGTAGTTTATTTGGTGGTGTATCTGGGAATAAGATTACTGCTATTGCTGGAGAGTCTAGTACTGGAAAGACTTTCTTTTCTCTCGCTGTGGTTAAGAATTTTCTTGATTCTAACCCCGATGGTTATTGTCTCTACTTTGATACTGAAGCCGCTGTTAATAAATCCCTACTTGAGTCTAGGGGTATTGACCTCAATCGGTTAGTTGTGGTCAATGTTGTAACTGTTGAGGAGTTTCGTAGCAAGGCACTCAAAGCAGTAGACCTATACTTAAAAAAACCTGAAGGTGAACGCAAACCTTGTATGTTTGTGTTAGACTCTTTAGGTATGCTTTCCACTGAGAAAGAAATTACTGATGCACTGAACGATAAGCAAGTTCGGGATATGACCAAATCCCAACTTATCAAAGGTGCCTTCCGTATGCTCACTCTTAAGTTGGGTCAGGCAAACATTCCTATGATCGTTACTAACCACACCTACGATGTCATTGGCGCTTACATACCTACTAAAGAGATGGGCGGCGGTTCTGGTCTTAAGTACGCTGCTTCTACCATTATTCACCTCAGCAAGAAAAAGGAAAAAGACGGAACTGAAATCGTCGGAAACCTTATCAAAGCTAAGACTGCTAAGTCACGTTTAAGTAAGGAGAACCAAGATGTTACGGTACGTTTGTATTACGATGAGCGTGGTCTTGATCGTTATTACGGTCTTCTTGAACTCGGTGAGATTGGCGGTCTCTGGAAAAACGTCGCAGGACGCTATGAGATTGACGGCAAAAAAGTCTATGCTAAAGCTATACTCAAAGACCCCGAGCAGTATTTCACTCCAGAAGTAATGGAGAAACTGGATTCTATTGCAAAACAAGAATTCAGTTATGGTTGATCTTGATGATCTTATCCATGTTTATGAGAACGCATTAGACTCCAAGACTTGTGATTTTTTAATCAATGTTTTTGATAATGCGTCTCATTTGCACGAGTCTATTGAGAACGAAGGAAAACCAAATTTTACTCAGTTCAATCTAACAAAAAATAAAGATATAACTGATGAACTGAAGAAAGTTCATAACCATGCTATAAAACAAGTTCATAAGCACCGTGATTTATATTATGAGTTTGTTGATGCTAGAGTATTTCCTTCTAAACATGCATTTGAACAATTTAGGATAAAGAGGTATAATACTGGTGGTGAAGACAGGTTTGATACTCATGTAGATGTAGCAGACTATTCTTCTGCCAGAAGGTTTCTATCCTTTATGTTCTATCTCAATGATGTTTCGGAAGGGGGAGAAACAGTTTTTAGAGACAGAAAGATTACTCCAAAGAAAGGATCACTATTAGTGTTTCCTCCTTTGTGGATGTATCCTCACCGTGGAGATCCTCCAATCAGTAATCCAAAATATATTATGAGCACTTATCTGCACTACAAATAATGGAAAGAATTGAGACCACTATTCTGAGGAATCTAATACACAATGAAGAGTATTCACGCAAGGTAATTCCATTTATTGAACCGACTTATTTCGAGCAGAGAACTGAGAAAGTAATCTTTGAGGAGATTGCTCAGTTCATTGTGAAATATGGTTCTGCGATTACAACCGAAGCACTAAATATTGAGGTTGAGAATCGAACGGATCTAAATGAGGGAGAGATTAAAGAGACAAGAGATATTTGTGACTCTTTTAATGATTTCCCAGTAGATCAACAATGGTTACTAGACACCACCGAAAAGTGGTGCCGTGACCGTGCGATTTATCTTGCTCTGATGGAATCAATCCATATTGCCGATGGAAACGATTCCAAAAAGAACCGTGATGCAATTCCGAGCATTTTATCTGATGCTCTGGCAGTATCTTTTGACAATAACATTGGACATGATTACTTACAAAACTACGAAGAAAGGTATGAATACTACCACAAGAAAGAAGACAAGATTCCCTTTGATCTCGAATACTTTAACAAAATCACAAAAGGTGGTTTACCTAACAAGACTCTTAATGTCGCGCTCGCTGGTACAGGTGTCGGCAAGTCTCTATTCATGTGCCATGTTGCTAGCTCCGTGTTGCTCCAAGGACGGAACGTTCTCTACATTACAATGGAGATGGCAGAAGAGAAGATTGCTGAACGAATTGACGCAAATCTCCTAAACGTTCCTATTCAGGATCTGACAGATCTTCCAAAGAAGACCTTTGAGAATAAGGTTACGAACATTTCCAAGAAGACTCAAGGAACACTTATAATTAAAGAGTATCCTACTGCATCGGCACATAGTGGACACTTTAAGGCACTTCTTAACGAACTTGCACTTAAGAAGTCATTTAGACCTGATATTATTTTCATTGATTACCTTAATATATGTGCTTCCTCCCGCTATAAGTCGGGGATGTCTGTCAATTCATATAGCTATATTAAGGCGATTGCAGAAGAGTTACGTGGGTTGGCTGTTGAGGCAAACGTCCCTATCGTATCTGCCACGCAGACCACTCGCTCTGGTTATAGTAGCAGTGACGTTGACCTTACTGATACTTCTGAATCCTTTGGTCTTCCTGCTACTGCTGATCTTATGTTTGCCCTTATTAGCACTGAAGAACTTGAGCAGTTGAATCAGATTATGGTGAAACAGTTGAAGAACCGTTACAACGATCCAACAGTCTTTAAGCGTTTCATCGTAGGTATTGACAGAGCAAAGATGAGACTGTATGATTGTGAGCAGTCCGCCCAGAACGACATACTTGACTCTGGGCAGGATGACGAGTATAATAACCAAGAAGAAACCAAACCCAAAAAATCATTCGACGGATTTAAATTTTAATGGAACGACATATTGATTTTGAACGCTATCAAAAATTTGTTGATGCGGTTACTAGCGATGCCTCTACTGATTTTCTCGCGCTTTCCGACCGCCTTGTTGCCCTTGACGAGAAGGGTGCCAATATTGAGCGACTACTTACTGCAGGTGTTGGTATTAATGCTGAAGGTGGGGAGTTTCTTGAAATCATCAAGAAGATGGTTTTCCAAGGAAAACCTTGGAACGACGATAACCGTGAGCATCTTATTATTGAACTCGGTGATCTTATGTGGTACGTTGCTCAAGCCTGTATGGCACTCGATGTTTCTTTCGACGATGTGATTGCTCGCAACGTTCAGAAACTTGAGAAGCGTTACCCCGAAGGTGCTTTTGATGTTTACTTCTCTGAAAATCGTGCTGCTGATGATCGATGATCGAAGTTAAATATTTTTACATCGGACCAGAAAAAGAAGAAAATATTATTGGCATTAAAAAATTTGATACTATGAAAGAAGCACTTGCTTCTGCCATTGAATTAGATGCCGAAGGACATAGCATAATTTATGTAAAACATGTAGAGGATGAATCATGACTGATAAGAAAGTAAATTTAGAAATGGACGTGTTCTCTGCTGCGGCAGTCCGTCAAGTCCTGTTTGAGTCTCAAAAAGGATATTCTTATGAGAACGTTCCTGCCCGTATCGTTGGTATTCGCCAAGTCATCGTAGACCTTGACGATGCCATCAGTGCTGTGGTAGAATCTGACTGACCCTTCGGGGTTTTCTGGGGAATTAGCTCAGTTGGTAGAGCACCTGCTTTGCAAGCAGGCTGTCAGGAGTTCGAGTCTCCTATTCTCCATTCTAAATAAAAATAAAAAGATATGGCTGCTAGAAATACTGATCTTGCAGATGTAAATGAAATATATTGTGCTTATATTTTAAATGGAATGAAATTTCCTGATAATGCTTCCGAGTCTCAATATAATAAAAAACTAGAAATACTCACTCCTCAGCAAGCAGAACAGCAGTTAGGTCGTGCTAATGTAATGGCACAGGAATTTGTAAAGTGGGCAAAATCAAAAGGATATTCTGGTATTAAGAAAGTATATTGGACTGCAAGACCAGGATTTTCTTTCAAGGCAGTAACTGGAACTGATGTTGATCAAAGAAAAAATCCTACCGATATCCTAGTTGAATTTAATAAAGGTGGATTTTTAGGTTTATCCGCCAAATCAACTTCTGGAAAGGGTGATATAGGATTTAAGAATCCTGGTGTAGGCACAGTTGATAAAGATTTGGGATTAAAACTAAACGAAATAAACAAAAAAGCACAAGATAACATTGTAAAAAAATTCAAACTTCCATCATCTGCTTCTGCAAGAAAAACGCAAATACGTAAAGATAAGGCAATACAAAAAGTTACAGATTCTTTAGGAACATCTGTTTTAAATGAGTGTAGAGATATGTTAATTAAAAGATTGGATAAACAAAAACAAGAAGAGAGAAGAAATTATATTATTAAGAGTTGGATAGACGCAAGTCAAGAATTATATCCACCATATGTTAAAGTAACAGGTAGAGGAACTAAAGTTCCATACACAGCATCTGTAGAAGATCCTTTGAATAATCCAAAATTAAAAGCTATTTTGTCTGATAGGATAACATTTGAGCAGGTTGGAAATGATTCTATCGGAGTGAAGGCTGGATCTAAAAAAATACTTAAAATGAGATTTAAATTTGAATCCGAAAAATTAGCTAGTAGTTTAAAAATGTCTGGAGATCCATGGTGATGAACCCACAAGTTACAGAATTATTACAGTCCTTTGAGACAGACTCAAAGGCACCGAAAAGGAAGTATAATGACTTCCTTGCTCACGTCTATACAACCTTTGACAAGCACATCTCATTATGCAAGTCAGATAAGATGATGAATAAATATAAGAAAATGAGGAAT